TCCTTTATCTAAAAGCTTTTTGGTCGTTTCGTATGAAGCTCTATCAACCCACTGATTATCCATTACGTAAATTAAACTATGTAACGGGCAATGTGATTTTATTATGTCTATCTGACCCTCGGTAGGGTGAATACCTGCTAATGCAACACTGTTACATAAAAACATAGCATCGATGGGTCCTTCTTGAAGAAAAATATACTCTATATCGGGTATAACTTTATCGAGGTTAAAAACGTATTTATCGCTATTAGTTTTTGATAGATATTTTGCTGTTTCCTCGTCTTCTCTATACAGTGCCCGAGACTGATAGAACATTATTTTAGCATTTTTTTCGGTGTTATAAAAAGGAAATACTACACGATTTTTATGTATCTTGTCTGTGAGACTAAGCCATAAGGACCTCGGTTTATTCACAGCAGTATCGAGTTTACGTTTCTTTATAAACGTTAAGGCATCCTTAACTACATTATTTTCGCTATAAAAAGATAGTTGCTGCTCGTCAAATAAATTAATACTATCATATGGCAATGCGCTTGGGTTACTCTTTTTATAGGTATCGCTTCTTTTAATTATATCCGCAACTGTATCGCTTTGCACTTCAGATTCTGCAAGTATTTCCGGTAAACTCATGCCGGTCATATCTTTTATAAAATCTATAGGTGTTTTGCTAGTAGAGCAATTGTGGCAATACAAATAATCGTCTTCTGGTATATAAAAAAATCTGCGTTTTTTACCAGAGCTTTTGCCTTCATGGCAGTACGGACACTCTCCTGTATAAGTGCTAGTGCCTTTTCTAAACACCGGTCGCTTACAGCATCTAAAAAACGTTTGTATGACTAGACTTTGAGAAACCATACAGAAAGTGTAACTATATAATATGGGGTACCCTAAAAATAGCAAATTTATACAAGGAATTTACACTCCTATTAATAAACAAAAGTATATGGGTAGTAGTAATCCGGTTTATCGTTCTGCACTTGAAAGAGATTTCTTTTTATTTTTTGATAACAACCCTAATGTTACCGCATGGGCCAGTGAAGGAATAGTTATACCGTATTTTTTTAATGTAGACAACAAAGTACACAAATATTACGTAGATTTAATAGCAGCTATAAAGCAAGCAGACGGCTCAATACAAAAATTTTTAATAGAGCTTAAACCGTATTCTCAGACTCAGCCGCCCGTTCAATCAACCCGTAAAAAGTCTAGTACAGTACTATATGAAAATATAATGTATCAGAAAAACCAATGTAAATGGAGTGCGGCTTCTGAGTACGCTACTAAAAAAGGTATGAAATTTGTTGTTTTGACTGAAAAATACCTTATAGCTCGTTAGGGTCGATAGGCTCGTCTCTCATACTAATGCGCCCACCAGTTAAGCCTGTATCTTCTTCATCTCCTGCTTCTGGTTCTTCTCTTGGCGTAGGTTTACGGCCAGGCCCAGTCTTGAGCCCACGAGCCTTATACAAGGCTTGACGCATACGGTCGTACTTTGATGCTAAATCAGCTTTTTTCAAAGCTTCAACATCAGGTTCCTCAATTCCCTGCTCACTACTTTTGCCTGTACGAACCGCTGATATCTCACTCTTAATCACTTCCGGGTCAGTGTTAAGTATATCGCCTGCTTCAGCGTCTGACATAATACGATCAATTACTTCAGCATCGGTTACTTCAGGATCAGCATTTAGAATTTCAGCAATACGAGTTTTAGTAGCAAGCGTGTCCGGTAGTTCTTTATAAGAGGCACCTGCAGGTTCAGCTGAAACCGGAGAAGCAGCGGCCTGACCACCTTTCTTTAGCTCTCTTTGCATTTTATAAAATTTATAAGTCGGTACACCCGGGTTTGCCTGTTTCCACTTTTCAAACTCTGGATTCTTAGGGCGAGCCATTTCGGCTGCAACAGGTTCTACAACTGGCATTGTATTTTCAGCGATATATTGAAGAGCTGCGTCAAATTTCATAGTATTAATATGAATACTTACTTAATTTTAGGCAACTTCTTATCGGTAAGGTTTAACCCTTTTTCTATCATAGCTCTTTCGGCAATATCTTTAATTAAAGAATCCTCTTCACCGTAAAACTCACATTTATCATTAATATATTGCTGTATCATTGCAATTCTCTGCAAAGGGTTGCCGTATATAGGTATAATAGGAGGACAATCATCTGTATCAAAAAATCGAGAACCACCTTGCACTCGGGCACGGTATAATGCATCAAATAAAACATCGATTTCTGCTCTATATACTGGATCAATTTCTCTTTGTTCTTTTTCAGTAATAGGTACGTCGTTTTCAGCAATAAGAGGTAAATAGAACAAAACCGAATAAAATTTTATAGCATTGCGAACAGTGATTACGCTTTTTTCAATAAAAGCTTCATCTATATCGGATACTCCTTTATCAAAAAGCCATAACGAATAAACCAAATTATCTAGAGGTGTTCTGTCGTATACCATTTTTTTCTTGCTATACGCCATACTTTCGTCGCAAAGAAAATCTAGTATAATTTGCTGAGATTCTTTCGTTCCGTTTTTGTTTATAGGGAGTTTTTTTTCCTTTATTACGTCTCTATATGTTCTTTCAGGACGCGAAAGTTGAGACCATTGAAGCATCATGTCTTCAATAAGAGTACTTTTACCTATACATTGTGTACCGATAATACCTATCTTTTTTAACTTATTGCTCATTGGTCATTAGACTTAGGTATATCTGTGTCATTATCTACGTAATCCAGATGAGCGTTTTCAGGCGGAAAATACCCAATTCCCTTAACGAAGTACTCGAATTGCTCGATAAGTTCCGGTAGAGTTACATCTCCTGGCAAAGTAACTTCAAGTTTGCGAGGGGTATTAGGGCCATCGTTGAATTCATGCTCTCTTTCAACTTCGTAAATAAATTTAATCGTGTATTTCATACTATTTCTTCAGCTATACCGAGCACTTCAGCTAATATAAGCATTAAACCAGCCCCTACCATATTGCTTTTTAGCAAAGCTATACCAGCGATTATTCGAAGCAAGCTCTTTACAATACTAATTTTAAAATGCCATTCCGGATTCGGTGTTTTCATATTATACCTTTAAAGCTTTGTCCCAGATTTGCAAATGCATACGGTTACTAAGTTTAAAACAATACTTTTTGCAAATTTCAGCTACAGCTGGACCAACTTGAAGTAATTCTGCACGCGAACCACACATAGGCATAATCCATACAAGCTCACTAGGTACAGCCACATCTGAGTTATTTACATATTTTTCTAGAACTTCAGTTAAGTCGCTTTCTGTCTTAGCGACAAACTTAAAGCAAGCATTATTCTCTACTAAAAACCGAAGCACGTCCGGTTTAAAGCGTTTTTCTTCAGGATCTCCGTTACTAGAGAGCTTAGGAGAAGTAGTAAAGGTAACTACACAGCCCAGTTCAAGCCATTCAGAGTCTGGCATAATCGTGCCGTTTGTTTCAAAATCAATATGAAGTCTTGGCTCTAAAGGACCTGAAACCATAGGATCATAATCACAGTCCCAGCTAAAAAACCCCCACCGGTCTCGAATAAACTTAATGAATTCTATAAGGTTTTTTTGCTGTATAAAAGGCTCTCCACCGGTAAGCTTGAGAATAGCGCCTTGCTTAAGTTTTTCGTGGTAGTCGTTCTCTTCAAAGAGTTGAGTGATCTCTTCAAAAGTCCTTTTATTTTTTTTAGACCAACTTACATAACTATCACACCCAAAAGGCGCATCTTCACTTTTAAAGCCAATGCAAGTAAGATTACACATTGACAATCTCATAAAGACTGAAGGATACCCAATATAGCGTCCTTCGCCTTCTAATGTATAGAATACGAAATCGTCAGAAAGAAATAAGGTTTTATCAGAACTCATATTTAAATTTTATAGTATTTTTGATGTATTGCACTGTTGCCTTCGTGCTCCCAAACTTCAACCTTTTCACACCAGCAACGACCGTTAGTAATATCCTTCACATGAGAGTCTGCCATCTCACAGCAAAGCTCTGCAAAACGCTCAATACCGACACCGTTTTCAAGAACGACAAGCTCGATTAATTTTTTACTTTCAAGAAGATAAAACGTCTCAAGATCTGGGTCTTTAGCCCAGACTACTGTTTTATGGTCAAACATACTTTCTAGTTGACGTTTAAGCTCTTTAAGACCACCAAAATCTACAACCCAATTATTGTTATCCAGATCATTACAAGTAAACCAGAACTTAGCTTGAAGCCGGTAACCGTGAATAAACTTACAATGACTGGCTGCGTACGGTTGGCGAAAAGCACATGAACCGAGTGGAATTACCTTAGTAGAATAAAATTTGCCCATACCACATGGTATAGGTACACACAATTAAATCAAGTGCTCAATATATTTTTCTATCCACTGTTCAATAATTCTAAGTTCAATGTCTCCAGGTGTAGAAATAATAGCATTACTATCTTCTGGGGTGTTAAATATTTGTCGCTGTAAACTTTGTTTTTCTTCTATAGTTTCAAGACTAAAATACAAAGTTGATCGTTTGTCTTTTATTACTGCATTACCAGCTAATGCTACATCTACACTGGTTATTTTTACAAAACTATTTGGTTTAGAATAATTGTTAAGCTCGTTTATAAAATTTCTTTTATTGGTGTCTTTTTTAAAAAACAAAAATATTGGCAAGTTTTCACTGCTGTATGTTTTGTTCTTGTATTTTAACACCATGCAATTATTTAGGTATGAGCTAAGTATAATAGTGTGAAAAGTAACTTTCAACAACATTTTAAAGAAGTGCTCGGAGATTTACCACCTATTGAACCTATTAATGTGCCCGGTATAGTGCAGACCGTAGATGCAAGACCTAGTGGGGATTTAAGAAATTACTATAGCAGTCAAAAATATATTGATACTGTAACTGCCTGTATAGTGCTAGAAGCAGGCGGAGAAGGTACAAAGGGTATGGAAGCGGTAAACGAGGTATTGACAAATAGAGCTCGAGCAGAAACAGGAAACGATAGTTTTGAGTCAAAATATAAAGTTGCTACTAAGCCTAAACAGTTCAGCTGTTTTAATAACGGTATTGACACGGCAATTGCAGCTGCAAAAAAACACCCAAAATGGAATGAAGCGAAAAAAATAGTAGAATCTCCTCCTACAAACCATACAAGCGGGGCTAGATATTACTATGCTAATAAAGGCCGCAATGCTATACGACCGCCTAATTGGGCCGTGACATATTTAAAGCGAGGCGCCAAAACCGTACAAATCGGTAATCATATTTTCTTGTACGGTTTTAGAGGCAATTAAGCTGGTTTTGAAGCTTTAGCTATTTTACCTACCGGAGAAGGTGGGCTACCTGGAGGAGGACCACCGGCTCCACCGGCTGGCGGTTGTGTGCCTGGTGGTGGTGTTTCTGGTGCTGGTTGTTCTTCTGGTTCTGGTATAGGAATTGTAGCTGCACGTGGTTTGCCGGCAATTTTATAAATTAAATCGAGCATCTCTTCTTTGTTTTCAGGGGTAACATCAATACCAAGCTTTTCCTCGTCTTCAATAGCTAAGGATTCAGGATTGTTTTTGACATTATAAATAGCAGTCTTAGCTACATCAAGTAAAGTCATTTCCCAATTACTTTTTTCTTGCGGGGTAGTTCTTTTTGGCTCATCTGGGGCAGTAGGGTTTTGATCTACTACAGGACCGCCGTCCTGAGGCAGCGCCTCAAGAAGTTTAAGTAACTGTTTGTTTACTAAAGTGTCAAAATGTCTCATTTTGTTGTTTGTAAAGATTTAATAAAGTTAGTATCGAGTTTGTTTAAATCACCCTTGAGAAGTGGATGGGTTTGTACGGCAGCTAAAAATGCTTTATTTGCAGCATTAAGCGCATCCTTTTCTTTCGTACCAGCTTGTTGAGCTGCACCAGCTGCAGCTGCTGCAGCTTGCTCTGGATCTTGCGTTGCCCCTCCACTACCTACAGCAGCTTGGGTATACGGACCATCCATTTCTTTTACAACTCTGTCAAGAGCTTCTAAAAATTTACTTTTCATTAAGTATATTTACGTTATTTTTTGCAAAGTCCCACTTGATTTTTGTTTGCAATAAAGTAATATAAAAACGTCGGTTTAAGGAATACTATATACAGCCAACTCCTGTATATAGAGTATGGGTTCAGGAGCATAGCTCCTTCACCTCGGTCTTGTCAGACCTTTTAACAGGCTCACTGCGTTCGCCTGTTATACCGTATATACCATATATATTATATATCACCGGGATTTTTAGAGCTTGAAATCCAAAATTAAGTTTTCTAGCTGATTGGCTTTACAAAACTTTTTAATCTTGTTAAAACTATATTTGCTATAATCTATTTCGTACCGAAACTCTTTGAGCCTTAATGTTATTTCCGTGTGTACTGCAGGATCGTTGCTAGTATACTGTAGTTCTGTAATATACAACAAAAACGGAAAGTACTTTTTTATCTCTTTTACAAATTTTAAAATATCCAGGTTAGTTTCTTTTTCAATTATATAGAAAATAGTGTTCTTTTTGTGAGGTAAATTTGCATAGGTTTTACAAATAACCGATAGAGTAAAGTAATTGATTAACTTTAAGTAATCCGATCGTGGTATATCTTCGTAGCTTAAAACACCAAATTTATCCAATTCCGACTTAATTGAAATTAAAATTTCTCGTTCAACATCGGAAAAATTAACAAGATAAAGATTGTACTTTAGTTCGTGTATCTTCATTTAGGCGTTTTAATAATGCATCCGGTGCTCTACCTATACGGCAGTTTATTATACCATTATAATAGCCTTCTTTCAAAAGTACATCGTGGTTAAATTGTAATTTTGCTTCGTAATAAGCTAGCTCAAATTTACTTTCACAAAGATGAACAATTTCAAATGTAAATTTATCCTTACCATAAGTTTTTATATCTTCATTAAGCTCATTAGATGATGATGTATATGTTTTCCAGTCAGTTTCAACGTCAAAATGTCTTTTATTTTTACGACCTTTTAGTGGTTTAAGCTTTTTAACAGATTTTATTTGTTTTTTACCAATGTACCGTTTATTTGTAACGGTATTAGTAATAATATATATAAAACCGTACGGAAGTTTATTTTCGTCGATACTTAAGTTTGTAGACCAATGACCTAAATCCATTTTAAGTATTTATTACATACCTGGAAACGTTCTACGAATTACGTTTATTGATTCTTTTTTTGCTTTTTTCTTTTTCTTTTTATCAACATTTCCAAATATGTTTCTTGCATCTCCTGGCGCGTAAAAATCACTAGACTTGCCAGGCTCAGCAGGATGGTTTTGACCAGCACCGAACACACTACCGGTAGTCATATTTTCGCAAAATTTTTTATATACTTCATCAAACTTTTTCATGTTGAAATGTATCTAATATACTATATACTTAGTTACAGCATGGACATAACGGACTTAGATAATGCGTTAATTAACTTTGACAAGGAGTTAGCTAATGATTTAAAGATGGATGAACTTTCTATAAAAGAGAAAGCCATGATTGCTCCCTCTACTAAGCATAAATGGGTAGCAAGGACAGCTCAGCATAAGGCTTTTCTTTTAAAGATAAAAGCTGCGCAAAAAAAAGCCTTAAAAGAACTGACAAAAACATCTCCAGTGAGTCTTTCAAAAAGCACTATTGAGCATATGGCAGATCGTAGCCCAGAACTGCAAAAATACAGTGAGACTATTGAAAAGCTCGAAAATATTATTGAATATCTAGAAAAGGTAGAAAAATTAACTTCGTCGTTAACGTACGACTATAAAAACGTAATAGATTTACAAAAACTTGAAACAACCTGATGTTTGTTAAATTTAGTTACGACAGTAAAAAGAAAGAAGTAAAAATAGAGTCTGACTACTTCAACAATATCAGAGAGGCCTTCTCTGTAAAAAACCCGGGTGCGCGTTATAACCGGTTTGCACGTTTTATACCTCAAAGAATATATGCAATTACCCCCGCAGGTTATTGTGGAGTAGGTTTAATACCGGAAATTTTAAACTATCTTAAGACGTTAAATATACCTTTTGATATTATCTATGACCCGGTTTTAGAAAATTTACTTAAAAACATACCGTTTTTAATACCGACAGGTTATCCTTCGATAAAGTCTCTTGAAGATAAATTACAGTTAAGAGATTACCAGAAAGATGCTTTTCTTAAGGCAATTAATCATACTCGAGGAGTAATTGAACTAGCAACTGGCGGTGGCAAGACTTTTATTATTGCAAACGTTGTGTATGTTGCTTTGCAGCTTCTATCTAAAGATGAAAAGGTTTTAATTATAGTACCTGACATCGGGCTTGTAGAACAAACATATAAAGATTTTACAGATTACGGCTTTCCAATAAATAAAGTTACAAAGTGGACCGGCACTCACGAAATAAATCTAGATGCAAAGGTTATTATTGCTAATTTAGGTATTTTGCAAAGTGAAAAGTCGGATCTAAGCTGGTTTAATACTGTCGGTTTGTTAATAGTGGACGAATGCCATAAACTACGCAAAGGTAATAAAGTCAATAAACTTATTAATAAGATACCAACGCATAGACGTGTAGGTTTTACAGGCACATTACCGGAAAACGAAATAGACAAGTGGAATATTTTTAGTATTTTGGGACCGGTAATATTTAAAAAAACCACAACCGAGCTTAGAGAAGCAGCTGGCGGGGAATATATAGCTAATGCTCAAGCTTTAGCCTTAAATTTAGAATATGATCGAATACCTGATTACACCTCTGTAAGTGCATCGCAACGTTATTTGTTTGAATTAGATTTTATACATAACAGTGAGTTCAGAGGTAAGGTTATAAAAAATATAATAGAAAAGTTAAATAATAACTGCCTGATACTCGTAGATCATATTGCGCATGGCGATATACTCTACAAACAGCTCACTGATCTAAGCAGTAAACAAGTTTATTTTATACAAGGTAGTGTAGAGATAGAAGAACGCAAAAAAATACAGGAAATAATGGAAAGCAATAATAATATTGTATGTATTGCTATTAGTAAGATATTTTCTACCGGCATCTCAATAAAAAACATACATTACATTATGTTTGCTGCCGGGGGTAAATCAAAAATTAAAGTTTTACAGTCAATAGGCCGTGGTTTACGTACCCACAAAGATAAAGATATGCTTGTTCTTATTGATATTGTTGATGATTTAATTTATGGAAAAAAGCATTACAAAAAACGCAAAGAATTTTATGAAATTGAAAAAATTAAAATCGCCGAAAAAACTATCCGCGAAAGAACCTGAGGCGCCTGCTGAAGTGCCTGTAAAAAAGGTCAAAAAAGAATCAAAATCCTCTTTACTCAAAAAAGAATTTTACGTAAGTCCAAAAGAGTTTACGGATGAGTTGCAAACCTACTATAAAACTGATATAATGTCAGATAAACTCGCACTTATGATACGAAATATTGCATACGGGCTAGCACACGCACCTAATTTTATTAATTACACTTTTAAAGAGGAAGCTATTGGAG